TTTACGTCAGCTACTAATACTTACAACACAGCAGTTGGTTATGCTGCAGGAAGTGGAGTAACCACAGGTACAAATAACACCTTTGTTGGTGGTGAAGCAGGTCTTGCAAATACTACTGGTGCTGACAATACAGCTTTAGGTGCAAATACTTTAAAAACTAATACGACAGGCGATAAAAATACAGCCGTTGGTAAAAATGCATTATTTTCTGCTACAACAGCAGATGTAAACACAGCGATTGGTTTTAATACTTTATCTGATAACACTACAGGTACTTTTAATACAGGTGTAGGTGCTTTTGCTTTAGAAAACAATACTACAGCAAGTAACAATACCTCTGTTGGTTATGTTTCTATGTTTGCAAACACAACAGGAGCTAATAATACAGCGGTGGGATATGCTTCTTTAGATGCTAATACTACAGCAAGTAACAATACCTCTGTTGGTTATAATGCTATGACTGCTAACACTACGGGTGATAATAATGTAGCAGTTGGTGCTTCTTGTTTAGATGCTTGTACCACAGGCGCTTCAAACACAGCAGTTGGTAAATCTTGTATGGGGTCATTAACTACTGCTGATAATAATACTGCAATGGGAGATGCTGCTTTGCTTTTTGCCACTACAGGTGAAAATAATACAGGTATTGGTAGAAGTGCTGGACAAGCAATAACTACAGGTAGTAACAACGCATCATTAGGATATGTTGCTTTAACTTCTTGCACAACAGGTGGACAAAATACAGGACTTGGTTCTTTTGCTTTAGATGCTTTAACTACTGGTGAAGAATGTACTGGTGTTGGTACTCACGCTTTAGGTGGAATGACAACAGGAAGTGGTAATACTGCCGTAGGTAGAGCCGCTGGATTTGAAGTTACCACAGGTTCTAATAATACATTAATTGGTGAAGATGCTGGAAGGTCTGGCAGTCCTGGCGGTCCTGTTATCTCAGACAGTAATGTTGTTGCTTTGGGTGATGAAAATGTTGCATCATTACATTGTCAAACAGCTCTAACTGTTTCTTCTGACCAGCGTGATAAAACAGATTTTACTGCGTTAGATTTAGGTTTAGACTTTGTAAAAGCACTCAATCCTGTAACTTATAAGTGGGATAAGCGTTCTAAATATGGAGATAAAAATTCAGACAATTTTGATTTGGATAACTTAACACCAGATGGTACGCACAAAGAAGATTGGTTAGACGTAGGTTTTAAAGCACAAGCAGTAGAGAATCTTGAAATAGCCGCAGGATATAACAAAGATAATAAAACTAACTTAACTATTCATGTTTCTCCTGATGGAAAACAATATGGTTTAAGGTATGAAAAATTTATACCAATATTAGTAAAGGCTTTACAAGAAGCAGATGCTAAAATAGAAGCATTAACAACTAGAATAACAACCCTAGAAGGGTAAAACAAAAAGGAGAATAATATGGCACAAACAGTAACTGAAGTCCTGACAGCAGGCACAGATAGCGTAAACCTAATTGATGGCGTAAAAGCTGGAAGTTGGGACGTTGAAGGAATGACACAAACTGAAATAAATGAAATGGTCCAAAGAAATGTAGACCATTTAGAAATTATTTTAGAATATGCACCTGTTGATAGTGATGATGACACTCCAGATGTAAAAGGAGCAGCAGATAGTAAAAAAACTACTCATGTTGCAGCTATTGCTACTGGTAAAAAATACATTACTGACAATAGTTGATCTTAATAAAACACACCGACAAGTGTGCATAAAACCATAGGAGGATATTATGGCCAATAAAGAAACTGTCAAAAAAGAAAAAGTTGTTGAGGTAGAATTAACACCTGAGCAACAAAACTTTCAAGCTCATATACAAAGCTTGACTACAAAAATATCACAACATCAATTTGAGATTGACGAGCTTATGCCTAGTTTAAATATGTATAAACAGGCTTTAACAGAAAGCATGAAATCTCAAGTAGATGAAATTCCAGAGGAGAAAAATAATGACAATAATTAATATTTTAGTATGGGTTACTGCAATAATATCTATAGCTTCGGTTATAGCAGCAATAACACCTACACCAAAAGATGATCATTGGGTTAGTCATATATACAAAGTTATTGACTGGTGCGCATTGAATGTCTTAAAAGCAAAGGATAAAGGATGAGTTTTTTAAAAAGATTTTGGGGTAATCTTACTGGCACAGAAGAAGTTAAAGTAAGAGCTAGAACTAAAAAAGGTAAATTTGTAGCTGATGACAAATCAACACCAAATGTTAATGAAGCCTGGACTACAAAAAGAGTCAAAAAAAGTTCTAAAAAATAATGGCTAAATCACCTGATGCTTTTGTTTATAACGCTACGTTAGAACGCATAGTTGATGGTGATACTTTTGATTGCTGCCTCGATTTAGGTTTTGATGTAAAGCTTCATAAACAACGTGTTAGGTTGGCTGGTATTGACACACCAGAAAGCCGTACAAGAGATCTTGCTGAAAAGAAACTAGGTCTTGCTGCTAAATCTCGATTGCAAGAACTATGTATTGGCAGTTTGAAAGTAAAATCATTAGGTAAAGGTAAATATGGTCGAATACTAGGTATTCCATATACCGAAGATGGCAGAGATATATGCCAAGTTTTAATAAAAGAAGGTCATGCAGTAGAATATCACGGAGGAACTAAAACAAAAGTTTGGGGTGATTATTAATGGATTCAGCCGTTACTGTTATACAAGAGGTTGGTTTTCCAATTGCAGCAGCCCTAGGTCTTGGGTGGTTTATATATAAATTAATTATGCGTATTGTTGACGGTATGGAGACAAAGCTTGATACCGTTGATGAAAAAGTAGAAAGCCAAATAGCTGCTATAGAAGAACGACTAGGCACAAAACTTGACTCACAACACGGTATTTTAGTAGCATTGATAGACAGAGTGCGTAGTTTAGACAATGAAATTATACGCCAGGATACTTTAATAAAAACAATATTAGGTGTACCACAACTTATAGACAGTAATAAAATAGCCAAAGCTGATAGAGATGACCAAAGAAAAGACTAAAAAACAAATTATAGCAGAACAAAAAGAAAAAGATTGTCTTATGAAAGCTGTAGTTATTTTTGGAATACTATTATTTACGGCTACATTTATTCAACATTTGGCATCAGACCAGATAGTTCACAAATTTAAGTCTCCAAGCTTTAGTGGCATTGGAACATCGTCACACTACCTTACAATAGAAAACCAACAATATACTCGTAAACTTACAATAAAAGAGGAAATAAAAGCTCTACAAGATGAAATTGAAAGAGAGAAAGAAAACTCTACATTAGCAAGATTTATGCGTAATCTTGAATCAAGAGTTTATGCAGAATTATCAAGACAGTTAGTTAATAACTTATTCGGAGAAACACCGCAGAGCGAAGGTGTCATCACTTTAGAGGGTAACACCATAGAATATACAAGTGATGGTATAACTTTAACCCTTAAGATTACAGAGGCGGATGGAACAGTTACCGAAATCGTCATACCTATTGGTACTTTTACTTTCTAGTTGTTCTATATTTGATCAATTTGAAGATACATACGAACAAAGGTTTTCAAAAGACGTAGCAAAAATACAAGACCTGCAATCAGCAGAGTTAAAAAACGTATCTATACCAGAGGTGAGTCCTGTTGTTGCTGTTTATCCAACATCATTTACTGATCAAACAGGTCAAAGAAAAAGTAATAGCGAGTTTGCTATGTTTTCTACTGCAATAACGCAGCAACCAAACGCACTTCTTATAAGGGCTCTAAAGCATGCAGGAGATGGTAAATTTTTTAGAGTAGTTGAACGGGTAGGACTGGACAACCTTACTAAAGAAAGACAGCTGATTCGTAGTGCTAGAGAACAATCAGCAAACGAAGAAGAAAAGAAAAAAGCTTTAAGGCCATTGCTATTTGCAGGCATATTGATTGAAGGTGCTGTAATATCTTACGAGGCTAATCTTGAGTCTGGTGGTGTGGGAGCCAGGTATTTAGGTATTGGAAAAAGTGTCATGTATAGAGAAGACAATATAACTATTAGCATGAGAATGGTATCTGTAGCTACTGGAGAAGTGTTATTAGAAGTTTTGAGTCAAAAAACTATATTTAGTTATGGTAGATCTGAAGACGTATTTAGGTTTGTAGAAGCCGAAAGTGAGCTTGTAGAAGTTGAACTAGGTAATGCAAGCAATGAATCATCGACTATTGCTTTGATGAAAGCTATAGAAGGAGGTGTGCTAGAAATCATTAATACTGGTTATGATAAAGGTTTCTGGATTTTACAAAATAATAACCAAGGAGTAGAATTGAATGATGAAATTAAAATTAATAGGCCTGATTGTGATGCTGACTGCGTTGACAACATACGGGGCTGATAACGAAATATACGTAGATCAATCTGGTACTGGTGCTAATATAGACCTTGAACAGCTTGGTATATCAAATATTATTGGTGGGTTGAACTCTACAGCAGGTAGCGTAAACGCATTTGATTTAGATGGTAATAGCATGACGCTTGACATCAACATGATTGGTGCAACTAATAAGTTTCTTGGTGATATATTTGCTGATAACTTTACAGGTTTTTATGAGTTTGACGGAGGAACTAACTCATTTACTATTCAAGTAGATCCTACAGACACGTATAGTTCTGATGGTTCCAATCAGAATGTTGATGTTACAGGCAGCGGTAATACATTTACTTTAAATCAAGGTACTACAGCATTAGCTTCACAGCTAGATTTAGACTGGATTATTCAAGGTTCAAATAACACAGTAACTTCAAATATAAATATTGATGGAGCTACTAATTACATGGATATTGATGGCTCTGATAACACAGTTACTTATACAGGTACTGGCGTAACAGCATCAGCAGGCGGATATTTTTGGTTAGATCATACTGGTGGTTCAAGAACTTTTAATATTTCACAACTGAGTACACAAGACAATGACTGGCTTAAAATCATATCCGTTTCTGGTACTGCTGCTTCTACTGTTTGCGTCATTCAAAACGACCAAGGTACAAGCACAAGCTGTTGATATAGGAGATATTTCAGAGCTTAAAGGAACAGCTCAGATACTCAGAGATAAACCGTATGATGCAAATTTAAAGTTTGCAATACAAAGTAATGATGAGGCCATAACTAAAAATGGTCGCATGGCTATTACTTTTCTTGACGATTCTATAGTTCGTCTTACCGAAAATAGTCAATTGCTAATAGATGAATACATCTATGATCCTGATCCTAGCAAAGCAAAAATGGCACTTACTTTTGGTCTTGGCACAGCTAGGTTTATCACAGGTAATCTAAACCGCATAGATAAACAAAATATTTTATTAAAAACACCTACAGCTAATATAGCAATACGTGGGACTGATTTTACAGCTACAGTTGATGAATTAGGTCGTAGCCTTATTATTTTGCTACCAGACGCTCTAGGGCTCTCTAGTGGCGAAATAGAGGTAGTTACTGCTATGGGCACGGTTTTATTAAATAAACCTTATGAAGCAACTACAGTAAGCGTATTTGAGTCTGCTCCCACCAAACCAGTCATACTAGATCTTACTCTTGATCTTATTGACAATATGCTAATTGTCACACCACCAAAAGAAGAAGTATTAGTTGAAGAAGAAACAACGACTACGCAAGCAGATAGTGTATTAGATTTTAACGATTTAGATATAGATTATCTTGCAGAGGATTATTTAAAAGAAGATAGTTTAGAATTTACAGAACTTGATATAAATTATCTTGATGTAAATTACCTAGAAGACTTGTTAAACGTACTTGATGCTTTAGCTGTAGCAGAAGATGAAGATGTCTTAGCACAAGCTACTAGCACACAAATATCTGGTACCGTACTTGGCAAAGATCCAGACACGCAAATTACAACTTTAATTACTGGTAATGTTGTAAGCTTACGAAGAGAAGTAAGTGAAAGCGTTAGAGTAGACCTTGATAGTAGTAATGCTTATACAGTCATTTTGATACAAGACGGCATATCAAATATAATTAAAATTAATGGAGGAAGCGATAGTGTAATTACTATCACTCAAAGTGATTAAATGAAGAGACTATTATTACCATTACTTATAATACTAGCGTTACCTTTATTGTTTCAAAGCACGCCCACAGAAATTATAAAATTAAAGGTGTATGACACTTTTATCAAAACACCAGAACCATCTGGTAACTTTGTCATACTAAATATCACAGAAGATGATGTTGAAAGAGAAGGTGGCTATCCTTTACCAAGGCAAAGGTTGGCAGAAATACAAATAGATTTACTTAATGAAGGTGCTGTTGGTGTTGGTTGGGTTATATCTTTTCCACAAGCTGATCGCATGGGTGGTGATGAAATATTTGCATCATCTTTAAAATACGCTCCATCAGTAATAGCCATGTTTGAAGATGGCAAAGGTAAATATCCAGAAACTCCAGGTACAGTTGTGCTTGGTGCAGATAATGGTGGTATAATTTCTACGGGAGTGAAGGAGAACCTACTTCTCTTATCCAATCACACACTACAAGGTTTAGCCATTGCTCCCACTGATGTTGATCAATTAGTACGTAGGATACCTCTTTTAGTAAAAACTCCAGATAAAGATTGGATACCTAGTTTTGGAACACAAATATATAAAGCCTTATTTGGTGTAAAAACTTACATTATAAAAACTAATGATAATGGTATCGAAGAAATATCAATAAAAGGTATACCTCCAGTAAAAACAGATAGTCTTGGTCGTAAATGGGTTAGTTGGGTTGATATAGAACAAACTGACTTACAAGAGATGAATGTTGCAGGAAAGTTCGTTTTTGTAGGTGTAACTGCAAACGGAGTAATGCCACAAATAGCTACGCCAGCAGGATTACTTGAACCGCATAAAATACAAGCTGCGTTAGCTGAATCAATACTAATACAAAACAGTCCTTATATACCAGATTACGCTATTGCTGTAGAAATTTTAAGTTTATTTGTTTTTGTAACACTGGTTTGGTTTGCTTTACATTTACTTGGTATCACTTGGGGTATTACAGTAGCGACTTCTTTAATGATTATTACATCTGTGTCAGGATATCTTCTAATTCAAAAAGGATTACTTATTGATGTCTCCTGGACATTAATATCTGAATTTATCTCTGGATCTCTTGCTTTTTATTTAAGGTTTAGACAGCAATACAAATTAAGACAACAAATAAAAAAACAGTTTGAGCATTATCTTGACCCACGCCAAGTTAAAAAATTACAAGATGATCCTAATTCTTTAGTGTTAGGTGGTGAACGTAGATATTGCACATTTCTTTTTACTGACGTTAGAGGTTTTACTGCATTATCAGAAAAGTTAGAACCAGAGCAAGTTACAGAAATTATGAATAAAGTGCTTACAATACAAGCAGATACCGTTAAATATTATGACGGTATGGTAGATAAATATATTGGTGACGCTATGATGGCCATATTTAATGCACCCGTTGACGTACCAGATCATGAAACTGCAGCAGTTCTTTGTGCAAAAGAAATACAAGATAAAGTGCAAATGGCTAATTTAGGAGTAGAAATAGGTGTTGGTATTAATACTGGATTTGCTGTTGTGGGTAATATGGGTAGTGACACTAGATTTGATTACTCAGCTATTGGTGATGCTGTAAACTTAGCTGCAAGGCTAGAAAGCTCTACAAAGGAAGTTGGAGAAGATATTGTTATAGGTTATGATACTATTAGTGCAAGTAATTTTAGCAACGAAATTATGTTAAAAGAGCTTGATAGTATTTTTGTAAAAGGTAAAGAAAAACCGATTAAGATATATACATTACAAAATGGTACATAAAAAAATGACAGTAAATGACGTTGCAGAAAGACTGACAAAGCTAGAAACGATTTCACATGAACGTTGGAAAACTGCTTTTAATGAGTTTTCTGACATAAAACAAGAAATTACCTATATAAATTCTACTATGAAAGCAGCTACTTTTGGTGTGTTTGGGTTTCTAGGAGCAATAGGTATAGCTGTATTAACTAGTATTTTAATATGAAAGGATTACTTAAAAACATAGTTGGTGCAGTAGCTCCTACGCTTGGTTCTGCTATGGGTGGGCCACTTGGTAATATGGCCATGGGTAAAATAGCTGAGGTATTAGGTGTTTCTAACGACCAAAAATCAATACAACAAGCAATACAAAATGCAACACCAGAACAAATGCTTGAACTCAAAAAAGCAGAGCAAGAGTTTGATGTTCAGATGAAAGAATTAGATGTTGACGTATTTAAACTTGAGGCAGCAGATAAACAACACGCAAGAGGCATGTTTAGTAAAGACTGGACTGCAAGAATCATTGGACTATTTACTATTGGTGGTTTTTTAGGGTATATATTTTTAGTAACATTACAACCGCCAGAACAAAACAGCGAGGCATTAATTAATCTAGTGCTAGGTTATTTAGGAGGATTAGCGAGTGCAATTATTTCGTTCTATTTTGGAGCATCTCATACCCCAGAAAAAGGAGATTAAAATGCAAATATCACAAGAAGGTTTATCTTTAATAAAAAAATTTGAAGGATGTGAACTAAAAGCTTATTTGTGCAAAGCATCTGTACTAACAATAGGATATGGCCATACCGCAACTACACATGAAAATATGCAGATAGATACAGAAACTGCTGAAAAACTTTTAGAACAAGACATAAAACATTTTGAAAAACACGTAAACGATTTGGTAGAAGTAGATTTGGAACAAAACCAATTTGACGCATTAGTTGCTTGGACTTTTAATTTGGGTCCATCTAATTTAGCTAGTAGCACTTTGTTGAAAGTATTAAATGCTAAAGATTATTCAGGAGTGCCAGAACAAATAAAACGTTGGAACAAAGCAACTGTCAATGGTGAAAGACAAGTTTTAGAGGGCTTGGTTAGAAGAAGAGAAGCAGAATCTTTGCTGTTTGAAGGCAAAGAATGGCATGAGGTATAACAAATGCCGTTACAGAAACTTGTATTTAGACCTGGCATAAATAGAGAAGGCACAGCCTACGATAATGAAGGTGGTTGGTTTGATTGTAATCTTATAAGATTTCGTAAGGGCAGACCTGAAAAATTTGGCGGTTGGCAAAAACTAACTGAGAGCACGTATCTAGGTACAGTAAGAGCCTTACATGCTTGGATTTCTTTAGAAGGAACTAAATATCTTGGCTTAGGCTCACATTTAAAATATTACATTGAAGAAGGTAACAACTTTAATGATATTACTCCCTTAAGAGTTACAACAGCTGCAGGAGACGTAACGTTTTCTGCTTCTAACGGAGACGCAACTATAACTGTAACAGATACAGCTCATGGTGCAGTACAAAATGATTTTGTTACATTTAGTGGTGCATCATCATTGGGAGGTAACATTACTTCTACTGTATTGAACCAAGAATATCAAATAGCAACGGTTGTAAATGCTAATAGCTATACTGTAGAAGCAAAGGATTCAGACGGAGCAACTGTTACTGCAAATGCATCTGATAGCGGTAATGGAGGATCATCTGTTGTTGGAGCATATCAAGTAAATGTAGGCCTTGATGTATATGTTCCTGGTACTGGTTGGGGGGCTAACGGATGGGGTGTTGGTGCTTTTGGTCAAGCCGCAGCATTATCCAATACAAATCAGTTAAGATTATGGACGCATGATAATTTTGGTGAAAATTTAATAATAAACCAAAGAAATGGCGGAATATTTAAGTGGACAGAATCTGCTGGTACTACAACAAGAGCTACGGAGCTTTCAGGTATATCTGGTGCTAACCTTGTTCCGACAAAAGCTTTGCAAGTTATAACATCAGAAAAAGATAGGCATTTAATAGTATTAGGAGCTGATCCAATTGTAGGTTCATCAAGAACTGGCTCTATAGACCCTATGTTGATTTCTTTTAGCGACCAAGAAAATGATTTAGATTTCGAGCCATTGTCTACTAATACAGCAGGTTCATTAAGATTATCATCTGGTTCATCAATCATTGGTGGTGTCAAAGCTAGACAAGAAATATTAGTTTGGACTGATACAGCTCTATACAGTATGCAATTTATTGGACCGCCTTTTACTTTTGGAATAAATCTTATCAATGAAGGAACTGGTCTTATAGGTCCAAAAGCAGCTATCACAACTCCTAGTGGTGTGTATTGGATGAGCTACAACAATTTTTATTCTTACAATGGTAGT